CCTGTCTGCCACGGAATGGAAAACGCCGAAGATAAATAGGGGTAACCCTTACCCCGGCGTAAGCATCCATACCGCAAGACTCCCGGAACTGACCGTTCCAGAAGGACTTGTTCGAGTTGACTTTTAGCCCAAAGGCTTCGAGCCACTCTATGGCAGTAAGCACGAAATCTACGGGGACAATAATATCATCTCCGTAGACAAACACTTCCCTACAGATCCTTTGTATGGATTTGAGGGATACCGGTAACCCTAACTTGTGTATTAACCCGGTCAAGAGTACGGTATAGAAAACCATACTCTCTATGGGGAAGCACAAGCCTGAGCCCATCGACGCAAACTTGGCTAAGGGTATAACCCCATAACCAGGAACGTCAGCCGACTCCGATCGTATTGAAAAGATGGCATCCCGTAAGCTAGGGACGCCGTCCAACATGACCGAGACGACACCGGCTGACACGCGGTCGCTAGCTTCAGACAGATCGATTGTTGCAAAACGTCGATCATGACTAGCGGATAGCGCAAGCCTTTGGTTAACTTCCTGCTTTGAGAAGTTAATCTGGCCAGACACTATCGGGTTGGTCTCGAGAGCCTTTATAATGCTATCGGCTACCCCCAGTTGGAGGTAAACCATATGCACAGGCTCAACAGATATAACCCGCGGCGTTTTAAGCGTCTTAGGAACCGTGATCACCCTTACGGGCAATTCGGCTCCGGGTTCAAAGAAGGTGACCCCTTCCAATCCTTCATGGTCGGACAGGCTTGAAAGCCCATAACTGACCACGGGGAAGAAGGTTTCGGCTCGATCGCTCCAGCTCTTGGTAACGTATTTTTCGTTACCAAGAATTCGCTGCGCTGTCGTGCCGGGTCCGTGTCTGGGCAAAACGTCTCCAGATTCCACCAGTCTGGCGGTATCAGAAAGAACGCTAGCCCAAAGTACGCGAGAAACACGCCTAAAGAGATGCATAAACGCATCTTGAACGACATGTTCCTTGACCTTCTTTTCGGTCTCAACATACCCAGTGATAGCCGAGCGTACGCGTTTATCTGTACATTCGGCATAGACCTTCTTGCACAGTAGGCAAAGATTGCGAACTATGTCAATCGAGTCTACACAAGGCGTGTCAAGTAGGGTACCAGTGTCTGCATCGAACACACGAGATACGAAACCTTGCAGGAATGCAGGGAGACGTGTATGCTTCTGAGCTTTGAAGCTTGGAAACATACTAGGCTCGACACGACCTAGCTCAAGCCCTCTTTCGAAGGCCGAAGCGAAGGTCGGGAGGGTAATCGTCAAAAACGATATTCCCTCACGCTCGGTGCGTTCCGTGATTGTCTTAAGATCACGGATGGTGCTCGTGCGAGACCAAGACTCTCCATCTCGGAGAATCTGAGAGTAGAGACGCATAAGGCTTTTCATAGTTCC